AGAGAAATTTGAGTTGCAACAAACTTGGAATACAAAACTTAGACTAATAAATTGGATGAAAAGAGCAAAACCAGTAAAAGAAAATAAGGTGCAACAAAGTATAGATACGTGGCAACAAGCTAGAAATATGATAAATGAAAGACAAAACTAGACAAATATGGTATAAGTTCTCTAATGATAGAGAGCAACTAAATATAGATTGTGTAGATTTATTAAGCAAGTGTTATATGATGCTAGGACAACGACCTGATACTGAACAAATTGTAGTTATGGCTAAATTTTTAGTAGATGATTTGTCTAGATACTATGGTTCTATGGAGTTAGATGAAGTGCAATATGCTTTTGAGCAAGGTATAAGAAACTCAGAAGCTGGTGGATTTGTCAATGTACGAAATTGGAATATATGGCTAAAAGAATACAAGCAAAAAGCAAACCTGAAAAGGCAACAAAACCTGATAACAGATTATCAGCAATATGAGGAAACTCAAAAACTAATAAATAATAATTTTAAAAAACTGAATTATGAAATTGACTCAAAAACAAAAAGTATTAAGACATTTAAAAGAAATAGGTTCGATAACACCAATTGATGCATTGAGAGATTACTCAATTATGAGATTGACTTCGAGAGTTTGCGAACTGAAAGATGAAGGACATAACATTAAGTCTGAATTAGTATCAGGCAAAAACAAATATGGTGAAAGTGTAAGATACTCTAAGTATACATTAGTTGAGCAAGAGTAAACTCGTAAAAAAACTAGATGCAGTATATAGTAAATATATACGCAACTTATATGCTAATGATAATGGCTATGTAGAATGTTATACTTGTGGTGTACATAAGCACGTAAAAGAAATGCAATGTGGTCATTTTCAAAGTCGTAGACACTATGCAACTAGGTGGCACGAAAATAACACAAGACCACAATGTCCTCGCTGCAACTTGTACTCACAAGGTGAGCAATATATATTTGGCGAGAAACTAAAGTCTGAAATTGGCGAAGTTATGTTTGAAGAATTAATTAAAGAATCAAAAAAAACAAGCAAATATACATTAGCAGATTATAAGTATTTAATAGATTACTATACTAAGAAACTTAAAGATTTATGAAAACAGTCAATATTCTGAGTTGACTATAAACAAGTATATGTGAATAACTTTTTATAAACTTACTAACATAATTTATTTAATAATTGTATAGTTGTATGTGATTGATAATGAGCAATATACAATACTGAAACAAATTGCAGCAAAATTTATCCCTGCAGAAGACCTCGATGATTTAGTTCACGAGGTTTTTTTGCAATTATATGAAAACCCTGAAAAGCTAAATGATATTATCCATAACAACAAATTAAAGTGGTATTTCATAAGATTGTGTAAAAACAATTACTATTCTAAAACATCTAAATATCATTACAAATACAGAAGACTACATAAAGAAATAACATTCACAAATGATTTGATGAGATACAACTTTGTACTCAAAACAAAAAATATATATTTTATTAAAGATAGTGAATTGATTAACAAGTTATTAGACGAGTTGTATTGGTACGATAGAGAGTTATTCAAGCTATATGTACTAGGTGATGATGATGGGAAAAACTACACATACTCTAGTCTTAGTAAAAAAACAAGAATAAGCAGAATGAATATATACATAACTATCAAGAAAGTCAAAAAATATATAAAAAACAGACTCAAAGAGATAAGAAATGGATTATGATGATTTACATAGATTAGTTGGTTATGGCTTATCTGTCATAGAGTTTTATAATGAAGATGAACAATTAGAATATGTAGTCGATTTAGATAAAATGACTTTCTTAGATGTTGATGTAGTACTGAGTTCAACAAGTGAGCCACTTGGTATAATAAAATTAATAAGAGATGAAGAAAGTAAAACTAAAAAAGAAAGCGTATAATTATTTAATAGCAGTAGGCAAAAGAATTATGGGTGGATTTGAAAATGTAAGTGATATAGTTTATAGCGAAAGAATCGAGATATGTGTAGAATGTACAAAACTCAATCCTGAATACGAATGCTCAATATGTGGTTGCCCTGTTGAAACAAAAGCAGCTTGGAAAACTGAAAGTTGTCCTGAAAATAAATGGTAATGACAAAAGAACAAAAAAAAAGACTAAGAGAAATATGGCAACATTGTAAGACTGGTGTTGCTAAAAACAAAGAAGCAAAAGCACAACTTATTGAACTATACAATGAGATACATAAAACAAACTATAAAACTAATTCAAATTGTAGTGCTTGTTTAAATACTGTATATAAAGGTTTTGTGAACATAATACGAAAATTAGATGAAGAAGAAAATACCTGATTACTATATAGGTAAACAATACGGCTTGGAAGCACACAAAATTATAGAAGATTTTGCAGGTGATAATTACAATATCGGTGTAGCTATTGCATATTTACTACGTGCTGGTAAAAAAGAAGATAATGCTATAATACAAGATTTATCGAAAGCTATACATCACCTAGAGTTTGAAATTAAAAGACAACATAACCTTAATAATAAATATAAAAATGAAAATTACTAAAGTAAAAAGAAGTGAGATTAAAATTAATCCTAAAAACCCCAGAATTATAAAAGACCATAAGTTTGACAAGCTGATTAAAAGTGTAGAAGAACTACCTGAGATGTTAGAAATGCGACCAATAATCGTAAATGAAGATATGGTTATACTTGGTGGTAATATGAGATATCAGGCGTGTGTACGTGCAGGTATAGTAGAAATACCTATATATAAATACACAAGAGAAGAACACGAAAAGTCAGGACAGAAAAAACCTTATGAGTTAGTATGTGATGAGATAGTTATCAAAGACAATAGCAATTTCGGTGAGTGGGATTGGGATGTGTTAGCAAATGAGTGGAATATAGACAAGCTGAAACATTGGGGACTTAATATACCAAAGTGGGATGATGATTCTTTCGATACTGCTATTGAAGATACTGGTCTGTATGACTATCCTGATGATAGCACTGTATCTGCAAATGTGAAAATGGTACAACTTTTTTTGAATACAGAAACAGAACCTCTATTGAAGAAATATGAATTAGCTTTAAGAGAAGTTTATGGTACAGATAATTTGACAGACACAATATTCAAGGCAATAGAAAACCTATACAATGAGTCAGAAAGTAAATAAATATAGAGTAAAACCTAGAATGACAGATGATGAAGCTAAAAAATTATTAGCTACATTACTAACTGATAGCGATTACAATAATCTTATAACGCAAGATGCTGATATATATTGTGATGATACTGGTATGTTATTAGCTAAATTTCGTAAAAAAATAATACCTAGTAATATTGCTAAAGATGCTTACGATAATTTGAAAAGTGCTGCTACTGCATCATCAAATAGAAGCACATCTGCAGGTGAGAAGAATGAGAAAGGCAATGCATCTGAATATAGAATAAAAAATGATGGCACTATAAGTAATACTACAAGTGCAGTAGGTGATGCACCAAACTCTGGTATCATAGGTTACTTTGATAGGAATGCAAGATTCCCATATTGTAGGCAAACTGCATTCAATGAAAAACAATTTGCTAAATTCAAGAAAGCATATCCAATAATCAAATTTGTAGACACAAAATACGCTGAACTAGTACCTGAAAAGTATACACTGCAAAGAGCACAAGCAGATGCGACAACACAAGACTTTGTTATAAGAGATACTGCATTCACAACAGTGACAGTTAATAAAAATTGGCAAACTGCAGTACACACAGACAAAGGTGATTATGAAAAAGGTTTCGGTAATTTAGTAGTGCTGAGACAAGGCAAATATACTGGTGGCTATTTTGTATTGCCAAAATGGGGTGTAGCATTCGATGTACAGAATTGTGATTTGTTATTAGTAGATGTGCATCAGTTACACGGAAATACACCTATACATAATGTGAGTGACGATGCAACAAGGATTAGTCTAGTAATGTATTACAGAAAAAATATGATACATTGTGAAGAAACTGCAAAAGAAATTGAGAGAGCAAAACGTAGACAACAAGGTGATAAAATAAACTAATGTGTGGAGTTGTAGGATATAGCAGTAAAAAACCAGTTGAGCAAGATTACAAAATACTGTATGATTTAATTATACAAAGTAAAATTAGAGGTTTGCATAGCTTTGGTTATACGTTTTATGATGAAGTTCTAACAACAAAGAAATATCATAATTTAGATAATCTTACATTACCAGCATCAGCAAATAAAATTATATACCACAATAGATACTCTACAAGTGGTGACTATAAATTACACGAGAACAATCAACCTATAACTAACACTGATATGTCGCTTGTTTTTAATGGTGTGATAGATATGCGTACAAAAGAAGAAATGCAAAACTATTATAATATCAAAATGCATACAGATAATGATGGTGAGATACTATTACATAAGTGTAGTAACAAAGACGATATCAAAGAGTTTGTACAGAACATTTCAGGCTCATTTGCAGGACTTATACTAACAAAACAAGGCAATATGTATGCAATAAGAAATAACAACAGACCACTTTGGAGAATGTGTCTAAACGATTCAATGTTCTATGCATCAACAAAAGATATATTCAAAAGAGTGAATAATGCATACGAACCTGAACAACTTATACCTAATGTGATATATGAAAGTTAGAGAAGCGACTAAAGAAGATGCAGAATATATCAAGAAACTACACAAACAACATAAAAAACATATAGGTGGTTTTAATCTGTACTGGGTTTGGGATAAGTACATAGATGGTACTGCAAAACATAAGTATGTTATAATAGACAATGCAGGTTTTATGAGGTATGGATATAGCAAG